CACAATGGAGGGATAAAAATATATCCTGTCGAAAAGGGTTCGGGTTCTATTAACGCAGGTATAGACAAAATGAAGACCATGGAGATTTTTGTAACTAAACGTTCATACAATCTTCAAAAAGAACTACGGAAATATGTGTGGGCTAAAGATAAGGATGGGAACTATATAAATGAACCGGAAGATCATGATAACCATGCCATCGATGCAGCTCGTTATTATGTATTGGGTGAGCTTCTTGGTAAAATTCAGAAACCCAAGGATTATTCGGGGATTTTTGGACGTTAAAAATATATCAATATGACATTAGAAGAGATTTTATCATTAGAAGATGTAGATCAGAAGATCGAATATTTGAAGAAAGGACGTAAAACGGAGGAACCCAATACCGGTGAAAACTGGAAGGATTGGAACGCTGATTTGCATGAAATCATTGTGGATAAAGAAAAATACCCGGACATCGAAGTTGTTGAAGAGAAGGAAAGGGAAGAATGGAATGATAGTACCGGTAAAAGCACTACTATCCCAGCTAAAAAACGTACAGAACCGTGTAACCGTATATCTATTCCGTTGGAGCAAGATATAACCAATATTCAAACAGCGTTTACAGTAGGGGTTGAGCCTAAGATGGATTGCGTTCCGTCAAATGAGGATGAAAATGGGTTATTTTATGCTATTCAACAAGTATTGAAGAAGAATAAAATAAAATACCAGAATAAACGTATCGTTCGTTCTTGGCTTTCTGAACAGGAATGTGCCGAATACTGGTATGCAGTCAAAGATGATTCGTTCTGGACTAAATTCTGGAATAAAATACAGAGGGCTTTCGGAGGAAGTGTAAGACCGCAAAATAAGCTCCGCAGCGTAATATGGTCTCCGTTCAGGGGAGATAAACTTTACCCTTTCTTTGATGATGCCGGAGATTTGGTTGCTTTCTCACGTGAATATAAAAAGAAAGATCTGGACGATGTAGAAATAGTATGCTTTCAAACTGTTACTGCTACCCATGTTTACCAGTGGGAAAATACGAATGGGTGGGAAGCGGTAGAAGAGAAGTCTTTCAGGCACGGGTTCAAAAAGCTACCTGTTTTATATGGTTATCGTCCGGAGACTTATTGCCATAAGATAAAGACCATACGGGTACGCATTGAGAAGATATTATCAAGTTATGCCGATTGTATAGACTATCACTTCTTCCCGTATTTAATGCTCTTTGGGGATGTGTCAGGCTTTACAGGAAAGAAACGAAACAGGATCATACAATTGACCGGAGATAAGGCGAACGCTCAATATCTGACCTGGAATCAGGTTCCTGATACGGTTAAATTGGAACTTGAAGGGCTTACTAACAGGGCGTACGATCTGACGAATACTCCACGTATATCACCGCAAGAGTTGAAAGGTCTTGGAAATGCCATTTCAGGGAAAGCGTTCAGGTATATTTTTATGGGTGCGCACATGGCGGTATCTAATCATGCGGAAGTAATTGGAGAGTTCTTTCAACGGAGGGTAAACTTTTTGGTATCAGCTTTGGCGGATATTAACCCATCCGAATTTGACAAGGCGTCCCAGACTATTGATATTGACGTGGATTTGGCTCCGTATATGATTGATGATATTGATGAACGAGTAGCAACGGCAGTTAGTGCAATAGAAGGTAAAGTATGGTCCCGGAGAGAGGGAATTTTGTTTGCCGGTAATGCCGAAAGGGTGGATGAAGTCCTGAAAGAGATTGAGGAGGAAGAAAAGAGTGAGGTTTCTATATCTTCTGAATCAGTCAAAAAGAACAGAAATGAGAGTGTGTAGTCAGAAAAAATACGGGGGTTATACAATATCTTTAAATGCGATTTCAAGAGTCTATGATTATTTAAACACTCATACAGAATTGGAAGAAGTAACAACTGAATTTGTTGGTTACTTCGCTTCTGGCACTGTCTTGAACAAAGGAAAATGGATTTTTATTTGCGATAAAAAAAGAAAAGAAAAACTAGATAAAGTTTTGGATTTTGCTTCAATGTCTTATATAGCAGAACATTATTTTGGTAAGTCTCGCCAATGGTTATATCAGCGGATAAACGGGAATCTGATAAATGGCAAGCCTGCTGATTTTACCCAAGAAGAACTTAAAACCTTATCATTTGCGTTATCTGAACTTGGGGATGTTATGAAGGATACTTCTTTGTGTATAATGAGATGATCGTGTACGAACTGGATTTCTCGGAGTCAACATTGTAACTCATTCCCGCCCTTCGCAAGAGGGGCGGTTTTTGTTTCTAATATTATCTTAAATAAATTCGCTAAATGTGCGAATTAAAAAATAAAATACTATCTTTGTAGCATTAATAAACAGCTATGAATGTAGAATTTGAAAAAGATTATTTAGCGGACTTATACGAAAAAGGTAAAACGACCGATAAAAAACATCGGTTTCAACCTAATATAGTAAAGGGATATTTAAAGTGCGTGAAGGTCTTGATAAGGATGTTGTTTGTTGTCGTTGTCGTATATTTGTATTAACGAAACATAGAATAGTACAACATAAAAGTAACTAAAACACAAAATATGGCTCCAGTAATCACATATCTACTAAACAATGCTCCATGGATAGCTGTTATAGTATTAGCAATCATTGGGAGTTGGAAGATGTCAAAGTATCATGCTAAATTAGAAGAAACTAGGAATAAGGTTGAGAATCTTCCTTGTGATAAACATAAAGATGACATTCGTGATTCTGGGCAAAGATATAATGAATTACAAAGAATTGTAAGCTCTACCAATGATATGGTTGTCGAAATAAACAAATGGTTAATGAAATTTGATAATGATATGATTGATAAGTTAGCAAAAAAAGCAAGTCCATTAAAAATGACTCCTCTTGGCGAGGTTTTATTTGAGAAATCATCAGCCAAAAAGACGATAGATAATAATATTGATTTTTTGATTAAAGAACTGGAAGATATAAATCCTCAAACGGCTTACGATGTAGAGGAAGAAGCTTTAAGTTATCTTTTGAGAAACATGGGAAATGAAATGTTTGCCGATATAAAGCAATTTATATACTATTCCCCTGATACAATTCAATTAAAAGACCCTTCTTCAGGAGAAGATAAAGATGTAAGGATTTCAATGCAATCTATAATAAAGCTAATGAGTATATATCTTAGAGATTTATATTTGAAGAAACATCCTAATATCGTATAATTTATAGAAGCGGAGTAACCTCCGCTTTTATTTTGCCGTTTTATCTCATTTCCCTTCTAAAAAATAAACTTATAACAACTAATTTCCCACAATTGCTCAATTGTGGTTTATCCCTCATATAATAATTTTATAGCTTTCTTCTTTGAGTGTAACTTTATGCTGTTGAAAATCAAAACTAATTCATACAGTATGAAAGGAAAAATCTTAGTAGCGCTAAAAACGAAGTATAAAACCTTTGGGTTTGGTGATAAAGCGTTTGACGGGGTGGCTGACTACTTGTCTAAAACCGTAACTGAAGAAAGTCAAATAGAAACTGCTATTAGTGGGGTCGAAGGACTTTTAAAAGCTTTTCAAGGGGACATTGATACTGTTAGAAACGAAAAGTCGGGTCTGCAAAAGCAATTGGACGAATTGAAAACGAAAATCGAGAATCCTAATCCTAACCCAAATCCAAATCCGGAAGATAAGGCAGACATGGCAACCATCATTGCGAATGCGGTGAGTGCTGCTGTCAAGCCTCTTTCCGATGAACTCGCTCAGTTTAAGGCTGAGAAGTCACAGGCTACCCGACAGGAGCAGATTATGGCAAAGGCAAAGGAGTATGGTATTCCCGAAACATTCGCAAAGCGTTATGCGATTCCCGATGATGCGGACTTAGATACTTTTTTCAAGGACGCAAAGCAGGAACTCGCCAATATAGGCTTTAGCGGTGTGAACCCTCCCGAATCAGCGGAGACGAAGATTGAGAAAGAAAACGAATCTATTGCTGGTATGATTTCGGAAGGTACAAAAACGATTGTTGAATCTAAAAAGTAAATTAAATGGCAGCAGGTACACATTATGACTTGAAACCGGATTATAAACCGGAAGAGTTTTACCGTGTTGAGACAGGTGTGAGAAAGAGCGGTCCTTGGAAGTTGGACATCACCGACCTCGTAGTAGGTTCTTTTTTGCCCGTGTTCACCCCGGTACAAGCGGATTTGAAGAAACGGACACTCGTTCCCGTCCGTAATGTGAAAGTGGTTGAAGCTTATACCACAGGAGAGTCTAATCTTACCATCAAGGTGGCAAAAGACTCTTTGGCTTATCAGGGTATGTTCATCGGAAGCGGAAAGAAAGGCGCAGAAGTGGCATCTATCGACAAGTCCAATAAATCCTACGATGTATTAACCATCAAAGCGGCTTTCGGAGAAAATATCGCTAAGGATGCGGTTCTTTTCGAGGCTACCGCAGTGGGTGGTACAGTGAAGAAGAACACTGCGAACTTTGTTCTTTATGACGCGAAGAAAGTCGAGAGCGATGGAGCTGTTCTCTGCACTCTTTTGATGCAGGCTTATGAGGTAAAGGAAAGCAAGTTGGTTCTTCCGATTCATGAACTGGATAAGGTTGGATTGACAAGCCGTTTCCAGTTTGAGTATTAATCATTAAAAGTTTAGATATGAATTTGACCATACAAACTTTATTTACAGACCCTAACATCGTTCAGGCGATTATTGACCGTGTTCTCAAGTTGAAACTGGACACAATCTATTGGAAACAATACGGTGATTTCTTGGAAACCAAACAACGTGTTTTCAAGACTTACTTGGGAACGGTTACAGGTGTCGTCGCCGGTTCCATCCTTGGCAAGAATGACCAGAAGCCCATTCGTGAAAGACGCTCACTCGGAAGCGGTTATACAGAAATTGCTTACTTGGGCGACCGTTATCAGATGGATATTGAACGTCTGTCGCAATTGCAAGACATCATTGATAAATTCAATGCCGCCAATACCGCTGACCAGCGTACAATCTTACAGGAAATCATTGATTTTATTGTTGATGATTACCGTCAGATTTTGCTTGCTCCACACAAGCGTATGGATATCGTTGTTCCTGAATTATTGATGACCGGTAAAGCTCAGGTTCACTTGGCTGACAACAAAGAAAATATCGAGTTGCTTGATATCGAGTTGCCGTTCCACTTCTTGACTCCAGAAGCAGCCGCTAAGGATAAATTTATCTCTTACTTACAGCAGGAGATTCAGAAGCTGAAAGCTAAATACGGTGTGTTCTCTAAGATGATTATGTCTCGTGGCACATTCATGAAGAACATTGTAGGTGCTTCCG